TCGCGCCGACGACGGCATTGACGACCGCCGTCAGCGCGGACGAGCCGAGCACGGCGCAGACGAGGGTAACGATGATTGTCTTGGTGTCCATGTGTTCTCCTTTCTCGCCCTCGGGCGGCTGTTATTCCTGTTCTTCCCAGTCGGCCGGATATTCCGTCGGGCTGAAATCCGTGCCGCGCTTACTGACGTAATACTTGCCGCCAAACACGCACCACTCGCCGACCTTGTAAATGTCTGTCGCGTTGTTGGGCTTGACCCATGCGCGCGCCGTCTGCCTCGTCGTGCCGTGATACGGAATATTAAACGTCGCCCAGGCAGTTTCGCCTGGCGCGATGTCCGGGTGTGTGGCGTTGTCATACGCCGCGAGAACCTTCCACGGGTCGCCGTCCAGAAGGAAGATTTCGTCGGTCTTGTGTACGCCCGCCTCCCACTCCGGATAGAGCGCCGAACACATGATCACTTCGTCCGCCATCTCGGGCTGCTTGCCCGCCATGAGCAGGCGCACGGCGTTTGCCGTGGAAACGGTCAGATCATACGTCACAGGCTGGACCGTGACCGGCTGCGGCTCCGGCAGCGGGATATTCGTCAGAAGCCAGCTGCCGTCCGTGATCTCCTGCCGTAGAAAGTTGCCCGGCGTGTAGACGCGCAGCTCAAAATCATTGTCCGCATAGACCGTGACTGGACCGACCAGCTCTGTCACCCCCGAAAGAGAATCGCCCGTAAACCTGACCGAGCCGGATGTGCTGTATACCCGGACGTTCGCGTATGTTTGATTGTTGTGTGTGATGTACATAGTACCTCCTATGCGATAAGCATATCGTCGCTGACGCGAATGGCAGACGGAAGGGTGAACGCTGGGCGCGGACCGTATGAAATGTCGTAATAGTTGTAGTGGAGACTGCCATTGGCGAACAAGCAGTACGCGCTGCGTAGGTCGTACGTGTACGGGGTGCGCGTCCACTGGACACACGCAGAGCCGTTGTGGTATGCAATTTGCAGCGTGCTTGCAATCGGCAGCGCAGTTCCCTCCGTGTTCGCGTAGCTGCCGCGTTCCCCCAGTTCAGTAACGGAGAGTTGGAACACCGCGCGCTGTAGCGTGGTCACGGTGGTATTGCCGTTGCCGGGGGTGTAGTAGAACTTTGTCGTTCCGATTGCGGATAGGATTGCGGTATCCAGAATTTCAATGTATGGTCCGTTAAGAAATTCGTCCAAATCACTGGTAGCGTAAGCGTTGTTGAGGCTGCTGAATACGCGCATATCGCAACAATCTTTCCGCACCAAAAGCGTTTTCCCGTTTCCGTTTAAACCGGGTTCGTAGTTGTGGCACGCCACGTAGAACTCCACCGGAGTGCCTTCCTCGTTTAGCTTTACAAGCGTCCCCTCCGCCACGTCAGCCAGACTTCTTCTATGCGGCGCTGTTCCGCGCCGTAAAAACATTCCCATGAGCCACACCCCCTAGAAGCAGAAGCCGAAAGCCACGCCACGGGCAAAGCTGGCGTTGCTACTTCCCGCGCTGCCGTTGCTGATGACCCGGCAAAAACGCGCGAAGTTTCTGGCACACGGCGATCGCTCCCAGCAGTCAGACGCAGAGCCGTTGAGCTTCTTCACCGTGCTTCCGCCAGTTTTGTAGTAGTCGTACTGCGTACCCTCGCCGCTCATGGAATCGCTGACGCTGCCGAAAATCTCGATCTCGCTCAGCAGAAACAGCTTGTCCGCCGTGGTGTTGATAGTGGCACTCTGGTTGCCCGCTGAGGTCAACTTGTTCACCTCGCGGATGCCGTTTTGTACCTCCGTCGGCATCTGGCTCAGGATGGCAGGCAGGTGTGTGCTTCGCATGGCGCAGCTCGTCCAGCCGCCGACAGTCGTGTTCCCTGCATTCATTGCATACTTCGTGCCGTAGCAGTCATGCATTTGAAACGTAATGGGCGCTTTGCCGGAGCCGTCGGTGTATTCGTCATGGTCAAAACCGATGATGTCGATGAGATAATATGTTCCATTGATCGTCATCGCCTTTTGATCGGCGACCTTCCAGGTGGACGGAATACGCTTTTTCTGGCAGGCTGCAATGATCTGCTCCCAGGTATTATCCGCAAAATTTGCCTCATACGGATATTTAATCCCGGTGAACCATCTCGGGCTCCTTCCGCTCATCCGAACACCACCACCTTAACCGGGATGTTGACCGTCGGTGCTTTGCCGATGCACTGCGCGGTCAAAGAGTTCGCGCCTGTCTTATAGTTGTGGATGAGCGCGAAGCCCTCCAAAAGCGCCGCATCCGCGTCCGGGTCCGTGCCCGAGAGAGCTACGTCCCACTGCGGATCTACGTCGTAGGACGCTTTCAGCCCCGTGATCGTGATCGTCTGCGCCTGGTAGCCGTGCGAGTCCGCAGCCCAGCCGGAGGCAAGCAGCGTGCCGGTGTACTGTTTTATGTTCATAGGCTCATACACTCCTGTAATCAGCTCGCCCGCCGCGTTGTGCGCCGTCATCCCCTTGAGAAGTGTCTCCGGCGTTACGGTGTCGGCGGTCAGGTCAAGCTTGACTTCGCCGTTCAGGGCGACTTTGTTGACTGCCATCTCAGCCTCCGATCTGGAGCGTCTGCCCTCCTGCGGCGTTGTCGGTGTAGGTGACGGGAATCGCCGCGACAGTCACCTGCGACAGATAGTCATACGTCTCATCCGGCGTCACGACCTGCTCGGCAAAGCTCGGCGTGACGTTCTTGTTTGCCTGTGCCTTGACCGCCTCGCCGCCGTAGCTGCCCACCACGCCGAGAATGGTAATGCCGGACTTGATATTGCCGGGAATGATTTTTGCTTTTTCTGTCGCTTTGATGCGCGCTTTGCCGGAGCCGTCGTGGAAGCCCATTGCAATTGTCGGCTCGTCTTCCGCATCGGCAATCTCGAGCGTCTTTGCGCCGTTGTCCGGCATGGTGCCGGTCAGCTTCGAGCCGCGCGCGTAGAATGTCTTGCCCTTCAGAACCTCCGCAACCGCAGCGTCCGCGTCCTGCGAGTTGACGTCAAACTCGTTCGTGCCGGTGATCGGCGCGCCGGACTTGTCGTGCGCGGTGACGCCCTTTTTGAGATCACTCGCGACAATGGTGTCACCCGATAGATCGAGCTTGACATCCGTGCCGACGATCAGTTTGTTTACATACTTGTTTGCCATATGCTCACTCCTAACTGTTCATATACTCGTCGCCCATGATGAGCGTCAGCCCACCTGCGGCGTTGGATACTTCGTACTGTGGAATTTTTGCTACGTTCACGTCGCGGGACAAAAGCCGGTTTCTGGTCGGGAGCACGACCGGCTCATACGTTTTGGGCGTTACGTCGTATACGCCCTCATACGGCTTGCTGCCTCCGGTGCCGACCTCAATGATGCGCACCCCCGCTACGTCAAACTCGACCGCGGGCTTTTTGCCCACGTCAAACGTAATTGCCATCAGAGCACCTCCCGGCTCATAGAGTCCAGCACACGGATAAAGCCCGTCGGTAAGCCGATGACTTCCGGCTTTGTCGCGCCCGTAAACTTTACGCGCACCTGCCCGGAGAGCATGGACGTTTTGAATGCAAAGGTCTCCTCCTGTGTCAGAGGAAACAGGAAGGTCCCGTCCTCGTCCGTCGTGACCTCGCCCGGGTAGACCTTGCGCAGCGGACCCACGACAAACTCGATCTGCTCGATCTTCGTCAGGTCCAGCGGCTCCCCGTTGAGCTTGCCCACAAAGGGGATTGCGTACTGGTCGCCTTGCATAATGGTAAGGCTCATATTTTTTACTCCTTTCGCGAAATTCCTCTTGACATATGATACTATATATAGTATCATATAAACACAGGAGGAAGAAACGCATGGAAATTAAACTGAAAAAGCAGCCGCAAAAATATCTGGCAAGCGTCGATGAAAAGACGCGCAAGAAGCTCTATAAGGCGCTCGACCAGATTTCCCGGCTTGAGGGGAACATCGTCCGCCTCGGCGGATACAAAGCAAGATACCGGTATAAAATAGACCATTACCGCATCGTCTTTGACTGGGTGCAGGGCGAGATCGTTATCGTTGTCGTCGAGATCAACACCCGCACCAATATCAAATATTGAGGAGGAACAGCCATGAAAAAGAATCTTACCGCGTCCGAGCTGGACGCGCGTCTTGCCGCCATCAATGCAAGAGAGCCGGAGACGCTGAGCGAAGAAGAAGCCGCTTCGCTTGCCGAAGCAGAAGCAATGGATGACGGTACAACCATCAGCCTCGAAGCGCTCAAGCGCGAGCTGGACGGGTTCAGCGGTCGCCTTGTCCTGCGCATTCCGAAGAGCCTGCATAAGCTTCTGAAAGAGGAGGCAGACGTCGAGGGCGTCAGCCTCAACCAATACATGCTCTATAAGCTTTCCCGGTAATTCCCTCCGAGCCGCCCCAGACGGGGCGGCTTTTTTTATGAGATTTTCCCGAGTACCAGCATCGCCCCGCCGATGCGCTGGAAAAACACCCGGTCGCCCGCCTCCGGCGTGTAGCTCGCCAGATACCGGCAAAGCATCTGGCTCGGCTCGGATTCTCCATCAATCAGCAGCCGCACGCCGTCGTCTGATACCTCGGAGACGGTAGCCAGCTGCACAGTTTGCTTTTCCTGCTTCTGCTTCAAAAAAAGATCATCCTGAATCAAAGCGTGTCCTCCTTCTGCGCCTCGTGCGTCATGCCGCTGCCCGGTTCCAGCGGCAGCGTCCACTTTGTTTCCAGATACTTCCCGCGCACCTCTCCCGCTTCGAGCCACAGCACATCCTCCGCGCCGTGGTGCGGCATGGCGGCAGTCTCAAACGTCAACTGCGATAAATACGCCGTAGCGCGCCCTGCGCGCCGCCTCACTGCCGCCTCCAGCGCGATTGCCGACGCGGTGTCGTCGTAAATCTTGGTGTCCGCGATTCTCCGCCCGCCCCGGTTGACCGCCGCCAGCGGGCTTGTCGCATCCGTGATTTCATACGAAAAGCTCATCGGCGTGCGATCTGGGCGGGAGACGATGCCAATAAATACGTTTGGCAGCCCGTAAACGTCCTCTACCAGCGTCTGCGCCGGAAGAAGCACGCTCATTTCATCCGCCTTGTAGCTGTACTCCGCGAAGCGCGAGCGCGGATCGCGGTATTTCCGGCACACCCAGCGCCCCCACGCATCCGCGCTCAATGGCGCGTAGTTGTCCGCCTCCATGAGCTGCCTTACAATCTCTCCCTTCGTCGTGCCTGCCTCCCACTCCAGCGTCGTCTCGGTGACGGAGTCGGACGGCTCGATAATCGCATCGTGAACGCCGACGCTCGAAAAAATGCCGCTCAGCGCGCTTGTGTACTTCGTGCCGCGCGCGATGCTGTAGCGCTCCGGTACCTGATCGTCCCACAAAAGCATCGTGGTGTCGTACGCCTCAATCTCGCGGTAGATGTGCTTGTACCCGCTTTTTGTGATCGTCGGCATGTAAAACACGCCGAGCGGATACTCTGCCGTTCCGCCGTCCGGCATTTCGAGGCAGAAAAGCGGGCGCAGGAGTTCCGCGTGCCAGTTGACGCCCGCCTCGTCGCGGACGGTAAATCGCCCCGTGCGCATGATGCTCGCGTTTGCGTCCTGCTCAATGCTGCCCGTCTCCATCCGCAGCTCCCCGAGCTTGATTTTGTATGCGTTCAGCCGCTCCAACCTATACCACACCCGCCGGGAGCCGCCCGCCGCGTGAAGCGCCTTTTGCACCTCCGCCGCCGTGTACCTTCCGGTCGCCAGATCAATCACTCGATCGCCTCCTTGTAGTCCACCTCGTCAAGCTCCAGCGTAAAGCTTTGCGAAAACTTGTCGTAGCTCACCGGCAGCGTGCTGCATGTGCAGAAATACCGCTTGCCGTATTGATCGCGGTACAAAAGCGTTTTCTGCTCTAAGATGGCGGAAATAAGCTCCTTCATATCGCTCTGCGAGAGCATGGCGAAGGTGTGCCGGTGCGTGTGCGTCCGCCGCCCCGAAAATTCCGTGACGGGGAGCGAACGCCCCTGAAATGTCTGCTGCGTCGCCTCCAATGCCAGATCGTCCGTATGCCCCGGCGGCGCGTCGCGGTTCACGCGCAGCTCGATCATTGCGCCTGCGCCGTCTTCCGTTACTGCCTCCTCCGCGAGTATGAGCAGCCCGCTTTGGATTTCCTGTGTGTTGTAAACCGGATCGCTGTCGGAGTAGCCGCTATCGTTCAGGCAGCGTATTCTGTAGCTGTGCCTGCCGATTCCCGCGCCGTAATCATAAAACGTGTACGATTCATAAAGCATTTCGCCAACCGCCAAGCCGTCACGCAGCAGCAGAAACCGCGACGCTTCTGGCAGGTATGTTGCTTCGATATATACATACCCGTTCCCGGCGTCCCCGATTATAATTTCTGCTTTCCCCGGCGCTGCGGCGGAGGCGTCGACGGTAAACGCCCGCGTCCCCTCCGTACTCTCGATGGCGTATTCATTCCAAACAGTCACCGCCGCAATGTAATTGTTGTTCGGAAGATACTTTGGGATTTTGTAGCTCTGCTCCGCGCCGGGTAATACCCCGGAATCGTATATAACCGTGCCGTATACCGTTCGGATAATCACCCGGTAGCCCGTCTGGTTGCTGCTCTGCCAGCTTACCGTTGGGCGCGCCGTCCCGGCTGTAACGCTCGTTACCGACGGAGCCGTCGCCGCAGCGACAATGTAAACATACAGAGGCTCCGACCACGCCGACCACGCGCCGAGATCGTCCTGCGTCCGTACGCGCCACTGCGCCTGCCCGGATTGTGGATTGGTTCCCGCCAGCGAGATCGCCGCCCGCCGAAGCGTCGTCTGCCCGTTGTAGATCGTGATGTAGTCGCTTGCCCCGGCGTACTTGATCTGAATCTGCGCACCCGCCTGCGGTCTACCGGAAACGGAGCTGTGTTCCCACAAAAACGAAACAATTTCGTTCGGCGTGATATTTGCCCCGTCCGGGCTTAACGCTGTCGCCTTGCCGGTCTGGTTGACGCACGTGCAGGTGCGCCAATCCGACCAATTGCCCACAATGCCGTCATCCGACGTTACCCGGATGCGCCAGCTCAGGCTCTCCGCCCCCGTCATGTGCGCGGCGGGGATTGTCGCGCTGGTCGCCGTCGTGCCGGTCAGCGTCCGCGTCGCAGAGGTGACACCGGCGCTCTTGGTGTAATACTGGATTTCAAACGACGCCTGCGCCGGAGCCTCGTTAAAGTACATGTCCGGAGAGTCCGGAATGTCTACCGCCCATGTGATGGTTGCCGCCGCGTCCGGCTGGACATACGTCCCCGCGTCCGGCGCGAGGCTCGTAAATCCCAGCTGGAAGTCTGCGACCTCTACCGTCAACTTGATCGAGCTGAGACTGAGCCATATTTTCGTTTCCCATGATGTGGCTGCGCTGTTCTTTGGGCTTGGGTCGCTCGCGCCGATGGCAAAGCAGATGCCGTTGTTCAGCGCGTTGCGCAGGCTCGCAGTCGAGCCGACATCGTACCAGATACCCGGTGCCAGCGTGATTTCCTGCCCAACAATGAGCGACGAAACGAACGTCTGCCGGATGGTTGCGCGGTTTGGCGCGGTGTTGTAGTTTACGTTATACGGGTCATACGCCGTTTGCACGGTTTGCAGCTCGATCAGCGAGTTCTGCCCCGTGTTGTCAATCTGCGTCGGGCTGAACGTGATCTTGCAGCCGTTGTCCGCATCGAATTGCACGAACTTTTTATCGAAGGGTAACTTTCCGCCGGTATCACTGTAAAATTTGCACAGAAGCGCTTTTTCCGGACCCTCCCGAAGGGTTCCCTGCAGCAGCGCCCATGTTCTTGTGATGGCGTAAGGGCTGCCGGTCGGTCCGGACGGCGTGTGCGACAACGTGGGGTTCATTTCGTCGATCTGGTTAAACAGTGCGCTTGTTAGCGTTACCTTTCTGTGCGCGCTTGTGCGCGTACCCTCAAAAACACCTACGCCCATATCATCCTCCGTACTTCCGGTTATGCTGCCGGGAATTCTCCGCAGCGTCCGCGATTTGATTGATGGTTCTGACGTTCGTGCCGCTCACCGTGTAGTAATTGTTCACTACGCTCTGCGTGCTTGCCCCATTGCTGAATCCGCTGCCGCGCGCCCTGTTCTTCTGTCCATCCGCTTCTGCCCACGTCTGAAGCAGTTTGTTGGTGTTTTTGAAACTCCATGCGTCGTTAAACTCGGTCCAGTCGCCCGTATCGATACCTTTAACCAGCCCGTTTCCAAAGAAACTCCCGATAGCCCGCAGCGAATCTACAATGATTGCCAGCGCGCCCGCAACGCCTCGCAGAGCATATTCCAGCCCCGGCAGCGTTTCACCGCTTAGTTCCTCTGCTGGATTTATCAGGTCCCCGACGAATTGCAAAAGCGCGCCAAACGCAGTGACTATGCCGGATTCTTCGAGCGTGTCGCCCAGCGTCGCGATTCCCTCTGTCGTGTCATTGTAAAAGTTTTCAAGATATGGCGCGAATTCCGTTGCCAGCTGGTTTTTCGTTGCCTCCTGCTGCTCCTGCAATTTAACAAACGCCGTTTTTACATTTGTGAGCGCCTTGAGTTCGTCCTCTTCGAGGACAACGCCCATGTTGTGCGCTTCTTGCGCATAATCCGAAATCTTTTCGCGCCCCGCCTCAATGATCGGGTTCAGCTCCTGCGCCGACTCCGACATCAAATCCATTGCCAGCGCGTCCCGCTCGGATTGGTTCTGCATGTTTCCGAGCGCCTCAATTGTGTCTAAAAACACATCGTTTGCGCTGCGCAGCTGCCCGTCGCTGCCCCGGATGTTGACGCCGAGCTTTTTGAACGCCTCCGCCGCGTCGCCGGAGCCTTGATCTGCCTCCTGCATTTTGTTCGTGACTTCTTTCAGAGAATCCCTGATTCTGTCATACGAAACGCCGAGCAGCCCGGAGACATACTGCCATTCCTGCACCTGCTCTGTGGTCTGTCCGGTCATGCTGGAAAACTGCTGGACCTCTCGCGCATAATCCGAAGCGGTGTTTGTAAGATCGATCAGCTTCTTTTCAACCTTCGTAATTGCCGCCGCGAACGCAGCAACCGTCCCGACCGTTTGCGCCGTCCCGGCGTCGATGCCGTTCAGCGCCTCCAGCGCCTTGCTGGCTCCATCCGGCAGGTTGATGCCCAGCTTGTCTGCGACCTTTCCGATGGCGTCGCCGAGTCCGACCGATTCTTTCTTGGTGTCGGCAAAAGAGCTTTTGATATTGGAAAAGACACCCTTTACGCCCGTTCCTTCATCCTTTGCCCGCTCAAAGGCTTTTCGGATTCTTTCAATCGTGCTTTCGTATTCCTCGCTCGTTTTGCTCGACTTTTCGATTGCCTCTTTGTTTTCTTCCAGCTTGTTTTTAAAGCTATTCATGGCGGCTTCTGCGTTGTTGAGGTTCGTTTGCCAGCGTTCCGTCTTCTTTTTTGCGTCTTCCACCGCCTGCGCAAGGCGTTTATACTCGTCGCTGTTTTCATCCAGCACACCCTGTGCCTGTTGAAGCTTTTCGTTCGCCGCCGCCTGCGCAGCCGTCGCTTTTTCAAGTGCTTGCTTTGTGATCTCGATTTTTTCCTTTTGCTTCTCGATCTGCTTTGTAAGTACTTCGTTCTTTGCCGTCAGCGCCTCCATGCTGTCTGCGTCTCTGGCATACGCGCTTTCTACCTTTTTCATTTCGGAATTAAGCACCCGCATGCTGTCTCCGATCCGCGAGATCGCGTCCTTGTACTCTTTTTCGTTTGAGATCGTAAACCTTGTATTTACATTCGGCATGCTATCTTCCCCCGCTCAAGTATTCTGCCAGCGACAACGGCTCCTGCGGTTCCTTCGGCTCGCTATCCGGTCGTGCCAGTGTCGCAAGCAGCCGGCGCGGCGTCATGGTCTTCCAGAAAAGCCGCTCCGGCATGCGCAGCTGGTAAAGCCAGATTGCCAAAAAGCCGGGAAAATCAAAGCCGCCGTGCTGCTCTGATTCTCCCGGCTCTGTCAGTTTTTTGGCTGGTTCCCGCCGCTGTCCTGCTTCGGCTTCTCGGCGTCCTCCCGCTCCGGCATTGCTGCCATAATCAGTTTTGTGATGAGCTGTGCCGCGTCCGTTGTCTGCGTCATTGTCAGCTTGCGCCCTAGCTCACGCGCGGTCACGCGCAGCAGTTTTCCGTCCTCTCCGCGCAGGTCCTGCGTTTCCGCCGCGTCATTGAGCATCGCCGCCAGAAACCGCAGCGTCGACTTGAGACTTGTCACGCTTCGAAGTGCCCGCATCAGATCGCCGTCATATTCCTCCTGAACGTCCGCAAGGACGTTCATGTTGCAGGTCAGGTTGTAGATCCTGCCTGCATACTCATATTCCGCCGTTTTCTGCCGCACGTCAGTCATTGCGTCTCACCCAGCTTTCCCTTGATCCACGTGACCGCATCTGCCGCGCTGTCGACGGTCTCGGTTTCCAGCAGCAGCTCGTTTTCGGAGTCGTCCGCGAGGAATTCGCCCGTCGTGGTCGGCGTATTAAACTGGATGTTTTCTCCCTTCGTCTGGTACGCCATCGACGGCGGACCAAACAGCGCTTTTGGCACCCAGACGCAGGTGTATTTCGTCACGCCGTCTACCTTGTCCGGCGCGTAAAATCCGACGCCCACGTAGTTTGCCACGTCCTTGGCGGAGAACTTGATGTTTTCCTTGCTCGTGTCCGTCGTGCAGCCGTAGAGCATCGCCTGCGCTGCCTTTTTGATGTACTTGACTGCCAGCGAGATGGTGCCGCCGGTTGCAAGTTTGATGTACTCCGCCAGCTTCGACTCTGCATAGAGCCTGCCCTCGGCAAACTTCAGGTCGAGCTGTGCGCTCATGGCATCGCCGACGTCCGTCGGATTTTCGTAAGATACGGTTCCGGCAGTGTTTTTGTACTTGCCCGCTCGGATACCGCGTAAATCAAAACTCGGCATTTATAATAAGCCCCTTTCTTTCAGCTTTTTTGTGAGGATATCCTCCAACTCTTTGTCCACTTGACTTTCTGCGGCTTTCGATCCTTTGGTCCAGAAATACGTACCGCTGATCTTGCCGTACTCCGGTCCGCGTCCGTAATTCAAAACAAAAAGCACGGCGGCTCGGCGCACACCATGCTTGTTTTTGCCTACGGACGTCACCTGAATATACGGCTCGCCGTATTTGTTCCGCTTAATCTTCGTCGCTTTGATGCTTTTTACGTAGTCTTCCGTTGCAAAGCCGCTTTGCGCTACGCGCTTTTTGATTTCCGCAACCAGAATTTCGCCTGCCGCGTCCATCATCTCTTGGATCGTTGCCTCGTCAAGAACGTCCACATCTTGCAGCGTCGCCATCATCTTGTCCAGCCCGGAGGTTTCGAACTTAGCCATACACAGCGCCCTCCATCTCCGCAATGAGCGCAATCTGCGTGCGCCCGGTCTCCTTGTCGTAGCTCTCCATGTCTATGGTCACGATATAGCCCGCGCTTTCCAGCGCCGCTTTCGTCCGCCGCAGGAGATCTGCTGCAAATCCCTCGGCAAAGATGGATACGGCATACGCTGCGCCGGTTTCCGCCTCTCGCCCCTCGGCGTATATTTGCCCGGATTGCCCGAGCAGCTGATACGTGATGTACGTTTCCTCCGCGCCCTTGTATGGCGGATGGCACACCGGAACGCCGATGTCGACAAGCGCTTCATAGATCATCATGCGCCGTCCCTCCGTTTGCAGGTCAGCTCAATCTCCTCCGTCTCGGCTCCATAGCTTCGGACCACGTCAAAGACGTCCGAGCCGCAGGCGAGCTGCTGCTCGCCCCGGTATTCCGCACTGTGCATCCGGAAGATCGCGTCCGTCTGCTTTCCCGCCTGCGCCGCCTGGTAGTATTCCGCGCGGTTGACGGATTTCCGCGCCGCCCAGACAGTAGTTTCCCGCTCCAGTTTTTCTGTTGTCTGCCCGCTCACGATAGGGTAGGACAGCAGGCGCAGCGTGATCTGTGTGTCAAAGATCATTGCCCGCGCCTCCTGTCTGCCGGTAATTGTCCGACAATCCCATCACGTCGCGCAGCTCCTCAAAGCAAGCTTTCCATTCGCTGCCGCGCCCGCAGAAGTCGTGCTGCCAGCGGACATAGGCGCGAACCGCGTCTTTTACCAGCGGGTCCTCGTCTGCGCCCGCTGCGCCCGCGATATGCAGGCGCAGCAGGCAGGCGTCGACCTCATCGGAAATTTCTCCGTCAAGCGCGGTCGTACTCAGCCGCAGGGCGGTTTTCGCAACGTCCAGTAATGTCATTGTCTATCCCTCCCTGTTGGCTCTTGTGTTTAGCCTGCCTTTTTCTTGGTCAACGTTACGAGGCTGTTTTTGTCGACCACCTTGCCGTCGACGAGCGCCAGCGCAACGGTCACTTCGTCGTCTGTTGCGTTATCGGTGTACTTGCGGAACGTCATGCCGAGATTCTCATTCCAGAGGTAATCCTTGAAATTGAAAATAAAGGCGAAGATTGTATCCGCAGTCACGCTCGCTGCGAAGGACGGCAGATAGTCGCCGACGAGGACGACCTCACGCCCGAAGAGCGAGTAGACCGGCTTGCCGCTCATTCCGTAATTGACGCGAGCGACGGGCTGCTTCTTGTCGTCTACCATGCCGACAATCTGCTCGAAGAAGGTCTTCTTCGTCATGCACCACACCGCGTCGGTGTCGTATGCCTGCGGGAGTGCTGCCTCCGCCTTGACAAGGTCAGTGTAGGCGATAGCCGTAGTCGCTGCCGCAATGTCGATGTTCTGACCAGTCACGACGGTCTCCTTGATGATGCCTTTCGGCTGACCGGAGCCGGAGCCGCTGATGATTGCCTGCTCCTCCGCTTTTACCATCGCCTCTGCGACGTTTGCCACAAACTGCGATTCAAACATCGGATATGTCACGATGGACACTTCCAGCGACATGGAGATTGCGCAGCGCAGTTTGTGATAGGCAAATGTGATGGAGCCGAGCGCCTTTTTCTGCTTGTCAGAGCCTGCTCCCTCACTGACCCACGATGCGGTCGGCTTCGCCGAGCTGGTCGGCACCGTCACGCCGCCCTTGTAGGACGTGTGCGTCACGCGCGGCAGAATCATGCCTGTCGACTCGATCTTTTCGTAAATCTTCTGGAGTGTGGTCGTCGGAATCGCTGCGCCGACGTCGGAGGTCTTCGTGTTTGCGTCTGCGTTGGTCAGCTCTGCCGGAATTCTCTTTCCGGTGAGGACATAGTTCATAAAGGCGCGCTTGTACTCGTCAGTGTCGTACTGGTCAAGCACGTCCTGCGGCTTCGCTGTGCCGGTCAGGTTGACGGACTGCGCCGCGGCTGCCGGGTTCTGCGCCTGCGCGCCTGCGAGGGCGTTGAGGTTCGCCTGAATCTTTGCCTCTTCCTCAAACTTGGCGTCGAGTTCTTCGACTTCCTTCATTTTTGCCTGCGCCTCGGCAGTCTTGCTTTCGTCCAGCAGCTTCTGGGCTTCGTCCATCAGCTGCTTGCGCTTGGTGTTGTAAAGTTCTTTCGTCATTTTAGTTCTCCTTTAAGTTTTAAAAATTTCAGTTTTGCTTCTACCTGCGCCCGCTCGGGCATAAAAAAACCAGGCTCTTTTGCCTGGCTTTTCATGAAATTCTCTGCGCGCCGCAGCGCGTCCTCGCTGAGCATGCCGGAGTAAAAGTCTGCCGCCAGCGGCTTCTGCTCACCGCCCAGCTCCATTACCCGGTCAATGAGTCCCAGCTCCACCGCCCTGTCTGCCGTGATCCACGTTTCTGCATCCATCATGGCGGCAATTTCCTGCTCGGGCCTCCCGGTCTTTGCCATGTACGCCAACGTGATCGCGTGGTTGGCGTCCCGCAGGACCCCTGCGGTATGCTCCATCTGGCGGTAGTCACCGTCGGCGCTCGTCTGTACGTTGTGAATCATCATCATTCCGGTCGGCGTCATTTCCGACTCGCCTGCCATCGCAATGATCGACGCGGCGGACGCCGCCAACCCGACAATGCGGATGTGTACGCCGCCGGCGTAATTGCGCAGCGCTGTGTATATCTCGCTTGCCGCGAAAATTTCGCCGCCGCCCGAGTTGATTTCCACTTCCGCCCGCTTTCCCGCGCCTTTTGCAAGCGCATCTGCTACGGATTTCGGGCTTGTCGCCTCCATCCCGTAAAACTGGTAAAATCGGTGTGTGTTGCTGGACACAATCGGTCCGCGAATGCTGATTTTCATGCGTTATCATCTCCCTTCTGTGTGATCTGCGTTGTATTCCGGTCGACCGGCTGCGTGTCAAGCCTGCGAATCGGCTTATCTCCGCCGTCAACCGGTGCAAGGTTAAACGCGCGGCGCCACTCGTTTGGCGTCAGCGCGCCGCGGTCTACCATCTGCAAAAGGTTGAGCTTTGTCGTCGTCGATGCAAAGTCCCACGCCGACGCTTCAAAGACAATCCGGTTTCCACATCCGCGCTCGCGCCTTGAAAAGAGCTTGCGCGTATATTCCCCGCTCAACTGCTTTAATACCGGCTCGATCTCAGCGTCAAAATAAGCGTTCTGTTCGTTTTCGTTGGCGATCGACGTGACGATCTGCTGATTTGTGTTAAAGATGGCATAGATGCGCTGCGTGGTCTTATCCATCTGCTGCGCGTTCGGGACGTAGTCTTTCGGGTCGATCTGCTTGGCTTCCGCTTTTGCATCGACCGCCGCGACGCCCGTGCCGTTGGACACGTTCAAAAAGCTGTCTGCAAAATCCTGCGCTCTCTGCTTGATATCCTCCGAGCGCATCGACGAGGCAAACATCAGCAGCCACCGCACGACGGCGCTGTTCCGGATTGCCTTGACGATGCCCTGATCCGTCGTTGTGACAATCTCCATCAGCGGCACAATGGCCGGAGCGATCGGGTCGCCAAAGATGTCGTTTTCGTAAAAGTCCCCGCGCAGATGGATGACGTCCTCATAAGCAAAGGTCAGGACGTTCCCGTTTTGCATGTAAAATTTCAGATACAGATTCCCGCCTGCGTCATAGACCGCGTCCGCCTGCATCGCCGCGACCGGGAAGATGGCGTTCGGAAATCCGTTTTCGTCGCGCATGATAACGGCAAAAGCGTTGTTGTTGAGAATCAGCTGCGCAGCAAGCTTTTCCTGCAACAGCTGCCCCGTCATGTATTGGTTCGGCTCCTCCAGCAAAAACCGAATATACGGCTCCGGATTGACGGCAATCTTCCGCGCGTCTGCGGTGATCGTCTCCCGGATGTGCTTTGCCGTCAGTTTTCCGATTGCCTTGATCTTCGGGCGGATGCAAGCGCGGACAATGTCCGACTGATACATTTTTCCGTTGTAGCTGTAAAAGCCGTTTCCGCGCTCCTGCACCATCTGGACGGTCGAGACACGCTTTGTCGTTGTGATGTTTTCGAGGAGGTTTTTAAAAAATCCCATGTTGTCACTCCTAGAGCATACTTGTGTATTCCGCCTGCTTTTGATCGTAGATCGCGTAGGCGTCGAGTAGAGCCGCCGTGCCGTCTATGCGGCGTGTTGACTTGCTCGTTTTGTGCGGCTGGATATTGCCGTTTTTGTCCTCGTCGTAAGCGGTGTTTGCAAGGCACCACTTGTCAACTGGATTGTTGTTGTACACAATCCGCTTGGACTCCAGATCATTTCCGCAGCGCTTCATTGGCTCGGACAGGGTCTTCACGCCCTGGTGCACCGGTATCATCGCTTCGGCTCCAAAGTAGTCTGCCATGCTGTCTGTCCAGTAGGACGCAGACCATGCATCATAGCCGACGAATGGTATAAAAATATCGAGGTCTTCCTGCACCTCGACAAACCATGTTTTTACATCCTCATAGCGGATCTTGTTTCCCTCTGATAGCCGGACCAATCCGCGCTCATGCCACTTGTCATACGGTATCTTGTCCTCGTTCACGCGCTTTTCCAAAAGCTCCTGCGGCAGCCAGTACATGGAGAGGACAAACAGGATGTCCGGTAACTCCGGCACCTGAAACAGAACCTTCCCCGCCGTCAGGTCCGTCGTCTTGGATAGGTCCGCGCCGCCGATGCCATAACGCGGGTAGGATAGGATTCGCTCCTGCGTCTGCCCGTCGGTCATGTGGTGTGTCCAGATCATACGGCGGTTATCTTTGTCCAACTGGAAGGTGTCTCGGTTGTCCAGCTGTTCAAAGTTGAGCCACGCTTCGCTCGATGTCTCGCGGATGTTGAAATCTTTGCAGACGAGATTCCGGACGAGCGCCGGATTTTTCTTTGCCCGCTCGACGCGCTCCTTGAGCGCCGTGTAGCTCTTGATCGTGCCGAGACCCGGGTTTGCTTTCTTCCAGCAGGATTCATCGGTCCACTCGCTGCGCTTGTCAAGCTCATAGATAAATGCAATCCGGCGCGGGTCGTGGTACCCGTCCGGATCTTCATAGCCGTTGATAATGCGCTCGGCTTCTTCGTACTTTTCGTCGTAGATGTCCTCGCGGATAACACCCGCAGTGGACGTGATAAAACGCAGCGGCTGCGCGCGCGCCTGATCGCCATCGGCAATAATGTCATATAGCGGGCGCCCGTTTTTCCACTGGTGGATCTCGTCCATCATCGCGCCGTGGATGTTCAAGCCGTCAAGCGTGTCGCTGTCAGACGATAGCGGCTTAAATACGCCGTCGTTATAATCGCTGTCTATCTCGCCGACCAGGCAGCGCGTCCGTTTGCGCAGCGCCGGCGACTTCTGTACCATGCGCTTTGCTTCTTGCCAGATGATCTTTGCCTGATCGCGTTTTGTGGCTACCGCGTAGACCTCCGGTCCTGCCTCACCGTCCGCCATTTGCAGATATAGCCCTACGCCGGACGCAAGCAGCGACTTGCCGTTTTTCTTGCCGACAATCAGGACCGCCTCGTGATATTGCCGGTTTCCCTCAATGTCGACAAAGCCAAAGATCGTCGCCAGCAGAGCCTTTTCCCAAAGCTCTAATTTGACGAGCTGCCCGCCCGCTTTGCCTTTGGAGTGGTGGCAGTAGTTCTCAAAAAACTCAAGCACATGGTTGGCACGTTTCGGCGAGTAGTAAAACTCAGATTCTGTAGCTTCGAGCTGTTCTACAACGTGCCGGTATGTTTTCTGCACTTTCAGGCTGACGGTTTCCCGCCCATCCTGTATAGCCTGCCAATACTCGAGTATCGGATTGTACGTTTCCGGATATCGTGTGAGCTTCACGCTTCATCACGCTCCCGGACGAAACTTCCAAATCCGTCGTCTTCCTGCCGCGGCGCGGTGTCCGGTCTCGGCAGGAGCGTCGTGAGCTGCTTGATGATTTTCTGGTAGTTCGCGTTGGTGGAGTTGTACGCCTGACCAATGGGGCGCGCCCGGTCATACGGTTCCAGCCGTTCCGATTGCCGGAACGGTTCCGTCCAGCCGTTTTCCCGCAGGTCCTCTGCCATGTCCTCACACTCGACGCGCATAAACGCCGCCTGGTCGATCAGCCCCGCGACAGTTCCCGCCGCTTCTTTCGGCAGCGTTTTGTAAATCCGCTTGAGTCGCGCTTTCTCTGCGCGGATACGCTGTTCTTTCGTCTTTTCCTGCTTATTCGCCACAAAAAGCGCCTCCTTTTCGTGTGATTTTTGCGCGCTCTCCGCGCGTGCGCGTGTATTACATATCGCCGCGCTTTTGGAGGGGGGTCTCGCGAACGACCTGCGTATTTTTCCGAGGCTGGGGCTGCGGTGATTCCGCTGCCGGCTCAGTCTCGCGCGACGGGGGGGATCGGGTCACCGTTGGCGTCGAAAAATATTTTTTGCGTCAGCGATTTTGCAACGCCGTGACCGTCAAACTTATCGTGGCAATCCTTGCAGACATACTCAAGGTTTGCGTAGGACAGGCTGACCTCTGGGTCCGTGATGTTGTCCTGTGTGAGCGCCTGTTTGTGGTGGACGATGTATCCCGGCTTGTCTTTGCACTCCTCACAAAGCCCGCCATCAATCGTCCTGCGGAACTTGATATATCCGGCGCGGCATTTCTTCCAGCGCGTGGATGCATAAAAGCCTGCTGCCCATGGCTGCATGTGTTTCCCTCCGATTCTCCACGCTACTACTCTAGCACATTTTTTTGGCTGAGTTAGCTACATTTCGCATAGCCGATGTTCCGTGCTACTTCGTAGACGAACCTGTTGTGCATGCGTTTTGCCGTCGATGTGCTGATGTATAATTTCCGCCCGACCTCGTCGAAGCGTAGATGTTCGCCCCATGAATGCGCGCCGACAACAGCGAGCACCATGTCTCCGTCCCTCCACGTCCGCGCTGTCGTGATAGCTCGGCTCACTGCCTCATAGTCCCGGTACTCCTGAGAGGACAGTACGCGCACGGCGATGTCCTCAACGGCGCGGCCGGAAGAGCGCCCGCCTGGCTGCGAAGAATAGCCCGGCGTTGTCTTTTGGCGGCTCATGTCCCGAACCTGTTGGTCCAGTTTCGGGAATGCGCCGATGGTGCGGCAGACATTCCCGTACCACCAGAAACGAGGTTTTGACACTTGCTCAACTCCTTCCGTGTTTCGTTCTAAAACCCTACACATTTACAAGGGCTAAATTAAGCGGCTCCCGGTCGCTTGCGTACTTCTTTTTTTGGGTCCCATACATATTTAAAATATAGGAACCCATATTGTGTGGCTCTCGCCTCGACGAGAATGTACCCGCGCGGCGCAACCGGCGGGCGCTGCTGGCTGTATTCCCGCACTGCCTCGGTTGCTGGTTCCGGCTCTGGGCGGACGCAGTTCCGGCTTGCTTTCCAGCGATGCCCTCCGAACTCCTTGCGCCAGTGTCCGTGCAGGTAATTCGCCAACGCTTCGTAGTCCTGCCCATGGTCAACCTTGTCGCCGTTCTGGTTTACATAATAGTTGTGCTTTCTCAGCGGTTTGCAGTCAATCACGCTGCCGAGTCCCCATAGCCTTCCGATCTCATCGACCGGAATGCCATCTGTGATCATGTGCAGGTGAAAACGGTTTGTCGACTTGCCCCGCCCGTATACAATCACAAGCTTTGCCTCTGGATAGCGGTAGAGCAGTCGCCGGTAATAATTATCCCGGATTCTGCGCATCTCTTGCGCGGTGTGTACCTCATTGTCTGCATCTAGCGTGAGGGTAGAGTAAAAGCTCGTCGGTCCGAAGTTTGCATTGACGAGCGCGGCAAACTTCGCCGCGGAGATCTTTTGATTAAATTCTTCGCGTTCCGACTCCGTCTGAAAGCGCGGCTTTTTCGGCTTGCTGGTCCTCAAGCCTGCGCCGCTCGATACCGTATATACGATCTGCTCGCAGACGCAGCCGGAAAACTTCCGCCGCTTGTGCCTCGTTGCCATATTCTCCGCCTTTCCTCGTTTTATTCACCTAGTTTTGCAACAATATGCCTTTCCCGTTCTGACAGTTCCCAAATGTGCGCTGCGGCTTTCTCGGCTGCGGCTTTCTCGGCTGCGGCTTTCTCGGCTGCGGCTTTCTCGGCTGCGGCTTTCTCGGCTGCGGCTTTCTCGGCTGCGGCTT